CGTGCCCTTCTAGGGTTGACAAATTTGTAAAAGCGGTTTAGGTTCAGCGTACCAAACACCACATTGAGGAGATGAGAATGAGATACTGGGACGACCGCGTGGAACTTTCCACGCTTGTCGGCAAGACTCTTGCCGAAGTCAGAAGATCAACAGATGAGATAGTTTTCGTCACCGATACGGGCGAGACGTTCAAGATGTACCACGAGCAGAGTTGCTGCGAGTCGGTGTACATAGAAGACGTCGAGGGTGACTTGGAAAGCCTTGTTGGTAATCCAATCCTAATCGCCGAGGAAGTTAGTAATGCTGACCTTCCTAAGGTGAGTGAATACGATGAATCGTTCACTTGGACCTTCTATAAGCTGGCGACGATCAAGGGCCACGTCGACATTCGGTGGTACGGTTCGTCGAACGGATACTATTCGGAATCGGTCGATTTCGTGAAGGTGTCCGCATGACCAAACCAGCCAACGACAACTATTTGGCGGCCGACGTCGCCAACCTCGAAGCGCTTTTTGCCGACATGCTGGCCGCCTATCCAGAGCTCGAAGCCGATGAAGAGCTGCGCGCGGACATGCTGGAAGGCGAGACCAATTTCCACGCCGTTCTAACTAAGTTGGTCAACGGAGAACGCGACGCCGACAGCATGGCCAAAGCTGTTGCCGGTCGCATTTCAGATTTGCAGGCTCGCAAGTCCCGGTCCGAGCGACGCAAAGAAGCCATGCGCTCGCTGATGTTCAAGCTTCTGAAGGCTGCTCAGCAAACGCGGGTGCCGCTGGCTGAGGCGACAATCTCTATTGGCAAGAAAGCGGCATCTGTCGAGATCACTGACGAAGCCATCCTGCCGAAAGCCTACGTGCGTGTTTCGACGTCGCCCGACAAGGCCGCCATCAAGGAAGCGTTGCAAGCTGGCAAGAAGGTGCGTGGCGCTCAGATGGGTGAGGCTGGTGAGCAGTTGTCGGTGAGGGTCGCATGAGTACCAGGCAGCACGAGGAAATGAAAGACGAGACTTTCGATGATCTTGTGATGGAGCTTGCCGATGAGCGATATCAAGAATGCTACGAATCCTGCATGCAGGGCGGTGTGGCGCGCGACGAGCAAGACGAGCAACACATCTCGCCTCTGCAACTGGATGTGATCGAGCGCTGTATTGATCTTTGGAGCCTGCCAGGCGAGACGGTGCTGACGCCATTCCTTGGGATTGGCAGCGAGGTTTACTCTGCCGTCGAGATGGGTCGCAAGGGCGTCGGTTTCGAGCTAAAGCCTTCTTACTTCCGCCAGGCGGTGAAGAACATCGCGTCGCTGGGCACGAAAGAGCAGCCGGTGGCTGATCTCTTCTCTGCCGCCAACGACAATCATGCGGTTGCCAAGGTGGCAGCATGAGCCCCGCCGAGATGAAAGACGCCTGCAACGCAAGCCTCACAGGCGCGCGCGAACTGGGTCTGGATGATAGCAAGGCCAGCGTTTCGCTGGTGTTGCCTAAAGGCTTCAAGCCGCCGCCCAAGTTCCCGCGTGGATACCTATTGCAGGTAAAAGATGACGACAGCCGACTGCGCAGCTTTCCTGCAAAGAAGTTGCTGGCTTGGGTCAAATGGGCGGAGGCGCAGGCATGACCAAACTCCCAACAACCCCGAGACAACACACGCCCACGGTCGACGCCGACCACAACCCTACCACATGCTTTGTCTGCGGCATGCATGCCTTCGGTATCGGCGTGAATCCTAATCCAAAACATGACCCCCACTACATCTGCCGGAGGTGCGCCGTGGGCATCGACAATTACAAGAAAATCGATCGCCTCGACGACTACGAGCTGCAGGCCTTGGACGCCGGCGTTGATGCAGTCGGCGAATATCTGGACACCATCGGAATATACGACCTGACGCTTATGGATGAATTGAACCAGAGAATGATCGTGAAGGCGGCGTGGGAGGGCTGTGCGCGGGGGCTGAGGGCGGCTTTGTCGGAGGCGCCGTTTTGATGGACCTGAAGATCACCAAAACCAAGCCCGAGCATTGGGGATTCGCCCTGTCCGTCGCCGCGCAGTTTGAGGCCGATTGGCCAGATCGCAAAGGCTTCATGGCTGGCGTTGTGTACACCGCCAAGGGGCGACCAACCTTTTACGCATATCGCACGAAGACATCTATCGTCGTGCGGGGAGATTTGGAGGAAGCCGCATGAACCACGCAAATGACAATCACACCGGCCTGCGCTTCTTGAGTGTGTGCAGCGGAATCGAAGCAGCCTCGGTCGCTTGGCACCCGCTTGGCTGGAAGGCCGTGGCTTTCTCGGAGATCGAGAAATTTCCGTCGGCCGTACTCAAGCACCATTACCCAGATGTACCCAACCTTGGCGACTTCACCAAGATCGACACCACGACTCTGGGTCGCGTGGACATCCTTGCCGGCGGTACGCCATGCTTCACCGCTGGACACATGGTGCTGTCTGCTAAGGGGTATGTGCCCATCGAAGACATCAAGGTTGGCGACGAAGTCGTAACGCACAAGGGGAGGCTGCGCACAGTCGTTCGTATCGGGAATGAAAGAAAAGATGTTGGCGTGATGACGGGCGTTGGCATGCGAGAACCGATTACATGCACGCCAGACCACCCGTTCTTGTCCGTTGCGTGGCTAAATCAGAGCACCAAGCGCAACAACGAGTATGTCAGGATCGAGCATTGCGGCGACCCCGAGTGGGTCGCAGCGAAGGAAATGCCTGGCCGCCAATGGTGCCAGTTGCTGAGCCACGACAACGACAACCGAACCCCGGAATCCGTCAAGTTTGACGTAAAGACGGCAATGTATGTCGCTGGCATGTATCTCGGTGACGGGTGGATCCGCAAACACGATGGCAAAGCCAAGAAGTCTGTAGTGCTCGGGATCAATCCTGAAAAGTACGTGAAGTTGAAGGCCACCATAGGCAACGCCGTCCACACAGTCAGCCATGAGCGGACGACCGTGCGCGTGTCCATCCACGACACTGCCTTCGCGGATTGGCTGGAGTCTGAATTCGCGCACTATTCGCACCTGAAGACTGTGCCAAGCTGGGTGTTGGGCCACAGATTCCGCGGTGAATTCCTTCGCGGTTTTCTCGACACTGACGGCTCTGTGGCGAAGGACGGCAAGGTCAGCATCAGCACCACCAGCCGGTCGCTTGCTTACGGCATATCTGATCTGCTGGCTGCTGAAGGCTATGTATCGTCTGTCGCCTTGGTGGAAACGCCAGACACCTGTGTCATCGAGGGCAGGACGTGCAGCCAACGTGACTATTATCAGGTGCGCGCATACCCGCAATCCGTATCGAGGAAGTCTCGTGTCCGCCACGGCATGATGCTTCGGGCCGTGTCGGACTTCACTCCTGCTGGCGAAGAGACGGTATTCAACATCGAGGTGGAGGAGGACCATTCGTATGTCGTCCAAAGCGCCATCGTTCACAACTGCCAGGCATTCAGCGTGGCTGGTCTTCGTGGCGGTCTAAATGATGAGAGAGGCAATCTAACCCTGAAATTTGTGGAGCTTGCACATGAACTCGCAGCTAACAATGGACTTCGAAATGCCGTCTGGGAAAACGTCGTCGGCGTCCTCTCTGACAAGGGAAACGCTTTCGGATGCTTCCTTGCCGGACTGGTGGGAGCAAATGCCCCCATCAAACCGACAGGACGATGGACAAGTGCGGGTATGGTTTCTGGACCGAGGGGACGCGCGGCTTGGCGCGTACTCGATGCACAGTATTTCGGAGTGGCACAAAGACGCCGCCGTGTGCTCGTTGTCGCAGATTTTGGAAACGGGGCAGATCCCGCAAAGGTTCTTCTTATCGAGCAAGGCTTGCCAAGGCATCCTCCGTCGCGCGGAGAAGCGGGGAAAGACGTTGCCCCCACAATTAGCGCACGCACTAAAGGCGGCGGCGGCCTCGGAACCGACTTCGATTTAGATGGTGGGTTGGTGGAGGCTGCAATCCTGCGCGGGCACTCTGACTATGGGCCCGGCTTGCCGTCGGTTAGAGCAAAGGGTGGCGATTGTGCTGGTGGGTCTGAGGCTTTGGTCTTTAACCGTCAGTCCAATTGCGAATATCATGATGAGGACATCGCGAGCACTGATAGTGCTCGCGATTACAAGTCCCCGACAGACCTTGTTGCCCACGCCATCCAAGCAGGTGCGCTGCGCACAAATCCGAACACCGGGCCGGATGGCGTCGGTGTTCAAGAGGGTGTGGCCTACACGCTTGAGGCTCGCGCTGAGGTGCAGGCGGTGTGTGTTACTGGCGACATTGCTCACACGCTCAAGGCCGAAGGTGCGGATGCAAGCGAAGACGGTACTGGGCGCGGGACGCCGATTGTAGCCCAATCAGTCGCCATCCGTGGTCGAGACGGCGGAGCAACAGCAGAACTCGGCGGCGATATCGCGACTGCCCTGCGCGCTAGTCAGGGTGGTGGTGATAAGCCGCATGTGTTGGCCGCAGTGGCTTTCGCTGAGAACAGCCGTGCCGAGGTGCGCCTTGAGGGCGGAGACGGGCAGACCGTCGGCTGCATCGGTGCTGGCGGTGGCAAGCCTGGGCAGGGGTATCCGGCCGTCCTAACCAGCGCCGTCCGCCGTCTAACTCCCGTCGAATGTGAGCGCCTGCAGGGATTTCCCGACGGATACACCGACATCCCATGGCGCGGCAAGCCAAACAGTCCAGACGGCCCTCGTTACAAGGCACTTGGTAACAGCTGGGCTGTGCCCAAGTTCGTGTGGCTCGGCAAACGCATCCAGCAGTTCATGCCAGCCTTGGGCGCCGTCGCCAATGACAATCAGGAGACCCCCATTGCAAACGCCGCTTGAACTAGCGCAGCATTACGTCGCCCAAGGCTGGCCGGTATTTCCATGCCGGTCACGCGCCGAGGAGAACGTCGATCAAGCCACCGGTGAAGTCATCACTCTCGGTGAGAAGACGCCTTTGACGCCTAACGGCTTCAAGGGCGCTACGCGCTTTCCGCGGATCATCGAGAGATGGTGGTCGGACTGGCCGGATGCAGCCGTTGGCCTGCCGACGGGCGAAAAGACGGGCTTCTTCGCACTCGACATCGACAACAAGCCAGGCGGCGCCAACGGCTTCGACTGGCTGGCCGAGATGGAGGCCGAGCACGGTCCGCTGCCCGACACGGCACGCGTGACGAGCCCGAACGGCGGGCTGCATATCTACTTCAAGTACGTCGTTGGCACGCGCAACCGCGGCGCTCTGGGCGCTGGTGTGGATATCCGGTCCGAGGGCGGCTATGTGCTGGCCGCCGGCAGCACGATGGCCAATGGGCGCTCCTACAAGTGGGAAACGGACACGCGCGAGATTGCGGATGCGCCGGCTTGGCTGCTCGACCTGCTGCTGCCGAAGTCAGCGCCCGCTCACACGCAGTACAGTCTGTCTGCTGCGACCAACAACGCTTACGTCGATGCAGCCGTCGATCGCGAACTGGCCGACCTTGCAGGCGCTCCCATGGGCACGCGTAACAATGCACTCAACGATGCTGCATTCTCGATCGGCACTATCGTCGGCGCCGGAGCGTTAGGCGAAGCTGAGGCGCGTGCGCTGCTACAGGACGTTGCGCGCGGCTGGGGCAGGGACTGGTCGCGCTGCTGCAAGACCATCGAGAACGGCCTGAAGGCCGGCATCCAGAACCCGCGCCACATTCCGGAGCCTGAATTCCCGGCGCACGACAACACGCGTCTGGTGGACATCACACGCATGATCCAGCGCGGGCTTGAAAAGGGCAGGTTGCGCGAGCAGGCGGCTGCGACCAACGACGACCTTGCCGTACAGGAAGAAGTGCCGCACAATGGCACAGATATTCCCGAGCAGGAAGATGCATCACCAGTCAGTGACATTGAGCCCGCGAACGACAACACGCCTCAGTCACCAATCATTGCCACCGCCTTTAAGTGGATCGACCCCAAGACACTGCCGCGCCGCGAGTTCGCTTACGGCACGCACTTCATCCGTAAATATGTGTCGGTTACGGTTTCTCCTGGCGGCCTCGGCAAGACCAGCCTTTCGCTTGCCGAAAGCTTATCCATGTCGTCGGGCCGTGCTCTACTTGGCACGAAGCCACCGGAGCGTTTGCGAGTCTGGGTGTTCAACGCCGAGGATCCGCGTGACGAAATGGAGCGGCGCATCATGGCGGCTTGCATTCACTACAAGCTTAAGCCGAAAGACATCGAGGGCCACCTGTTCCTGGACAGCGGCCGCGAGCAGGAGCTTGTCGTAGCCGTCGATGACAAGAAGGCCGGCACCCGCATCCAACAGCCAATCGTGGAGGCGGTGGTTGAGCAGATAGAGAGAAACAAGATTGACGTGATGATCGTCGACCCGTTCGTGTCTACGCATAGCGTCAATGAGAACGATAATGGAGCCATCGACAAGGTTGCAAAGTTGTGGGCGCAGATCGCCGACTACACCAACTGCGCCATCGATATAGTGCACCATTTGCGCAAGGTGGCTGACCGGGAGGCGACCGTTGAAGACGCTCGTGGCGCTGTGTCGCTAATCGGTGCAGCACGCTCCGTGCGTGTGCTAAACCGCATGTCGCCGGAGCAGGCCGACCAAGCCGGGCTTCATCAAGATGAAAGGTTCAGCTACTTTTACACGACATACGGCAAGTCGAACCTGACGCCGCTGTCCCACAAGGCCGAGTGGCGTAGGCTTGAGGGGGTGCCTTTGGGGAATGGCGTCGGTTTATCTAAGCCGCAGGACTTCGCGCCGGTGGTGACGGAATGGCAGTGGCCGTCAAAAGAGGAAGTAGCCGAGGCAGTCCCGGAAGATGTGCGAAGGCTCGCTATCGTGAAATTCACGAACCAGAACTATCGCGAATCCGCGCAGTCTGATGAGTGGGCAGGCTACGCTTTGGCGGAGGCTATGGGCATCCATCTGGAGACGGCCAAGGCTATGACGCCTGACAAGCGAAAGATGAAAGCCATCCTTGAGGCGTGGATTTCAAGTGGCATTCTGGCGGTCGTTAACGAGCCTGATCCGAAGCATGTTGGCCGGTCGATAAAGTTTATTCGGCCAGCTGTGGCGGCGTAAAAATAGAGGGGCTTCGGCCCCTTTATGGATTTTCACCCCACCTCAAAAAGCAGGTGGATAGAGGTGGATAAAAACCACCTTATCCACCTCGAAAAACAGGTGGGGTGAAATCACTCCACGTCGCATGTATTTCCACCTCCCACCACCACCTCCACCCCTTTAGGGGGGAGGGTGGTGTGGTGGAGTGGGAAGGAGAGGTGTTTTATCCACCTCACGTTTATCCACCACCTATCAACGTCGAGGTGGATAAAACCACCACATGAGGAGACCAGCATGAAGCCCACCACCCAAACCACCCGCATCAACGGCAAGCGCGTCGTCATCCGCACTTCGGCCGCTGGCAAGGTCACCGTCGCCGACGCACCCATCAAGGAAAGCGAAGGCCAGGCGGCCCAGGTTCGCGCCCTGCGGTCGCTCCCAGAGTACGGCCGCCAGTTCCTGCTGGCTGGCGACATGAACAGCGCGAAGCGCGGTCCACGTGCCCAGGCGGACGCAATCGCGACCGGCATGACGCCTGGCGAAGCTGACCTGCGGATATACCTCAATGGCGGCGTGCTGCGGATGATAGAGAACAAGGTCGGCAAGGGACGGCTGTCTCCGGCTCAGGTTGAGCGCCACGCGTCTCTGGCGCGGCTCGGGCATCCAGTAGAGGTGGTGCGGTTCATGTCCACGGCAGAAGCGGCCAGCAAGGCAGTGGCGCTTGTCAAGGAATGGCTGGCCAACAACGATAACAACAAGTCTTGACAAATTTGTGGAAATTGTTTATATTACATCTGTGCGGATACCGACCGCGCGGCACCACAGGGGAGACAGGTATGGCCAGACATGGATCACTTGCAGAGCAGTTGGCGGCAATGTCTGGCGATGTGCCAGCGCAGAAATCAAAAAACCGAGTAGCCGCGAATGACAACAAGCCAAGGGTCCGGTCTGACCTTCCGGCCCTAAGGTGGCTGCAGGAGAACAGGCCAGATCTGGCGCCAGCAGTTGCTGATGCAATCCCGAGGCCGCCATCCAACTGGTTTATCGAAGTGGAACCGACGCGCCAGGAGATACGACCAACGGTCGGCGAGTTGATGAAAGCATGCCAAGACGACGATGGGAATACCAGCAAGCAAGAGATCACCAACAAAGGCGTACAGCTAGGAAAGCTGGTTTTCCGCAAGGGAATTCTGGTTGAGTGGGGCGAAACAAAAAAAGGAAAGACACTCAAGCCAACCGACAGGCCTCGCACCACCCAAGACAAGTCTGCATCGGAACGCCGCCCGGATTTTTACCTCAAGACGAAGCCTACGACCAAATCTCCTATGGATGCAGATCACTACCATCGGCCACTGTCACCATTGCCAGCTATTCCGCCGATGTATGACCCGCTGACTGGCGTTGAGAATGCAAGGAGATTGTTGCAGTCGCTAGGAGTAGATGGCAGCACTAAAGCAGAACAATTGCCATACGCCGTCACGTTCTGCCAGACCGCTGTGGCAAAGGGGTCAAGCTTCCTCGGCGGGGTTTCCAGCCCATCGGGCAATTCGTCAGAAGGCGCCGTTGCCTGGGAAGCGCCAGAGGACAGGAAGAGCAACGCCAAGGATGTCCTTGACGAGGTCGCCGCCAGAGGAACGCTTAAGTCAATTGGTATGATGCTCGGATATAGCGAGGCCTACGCGCACATAGCAGGGAAGCACGCATTGGTGGAACTGGCGGAAACTTTGGACGCGATGAAAAAAAGCAAAAAAAATTAGCGGACGTATACACTCGAACGGTCTCTTGTTGCGTACTCTTATGAAGGGGATAGGCGTCTGACTATCCCCACTGAGATGCGACTGAGGTCGCCCCGCCGTCATGCTGCATTCGGTGCAGCCGCTGAACGCCGCGGGTAACTATCCAAATGGCCGTCCCAACCCTCTGCTTGCAAGCTTGGCCCTGAATCGACAGGCATCCGCTGTGGACGCGCAGTGGTGGGCGGGTAACCATCACGTGGAGTAGAGCAGCCCGGTAGCTCGTCAGGCTCATAACCTGAAGGCCGTGAGTTCGAATCTCACCTCCGCAACCAATCCCATGCGCGTTCTCCTCCGCTTGCATGGGTTCATGCGGCCCGTTCCCGTAAATGGTTGAGCGGGCCGCTTTTGTTTTCTGAGAACATGGCCACCACCACTGCGCACCGCGTACGTGTTCGGAGTATCACGATGATGCAGTTCCGGCGGCATCGTGGCCTTCAATCTTCACAAGGGCGTATCGCCTAACAGTAAGGCAACGGTCTCCAAAACCGTCGATGTTGGTTCGATTCCAGCTGCGCACCGCCAATCACCCAAGGTACGCCATGACCGACGCAATCATCTCCGCACTCTTCCTGTTTGTCCATGCCAGCAACGTTGGGTGGCGTGGATTGCTCAATGCCTAGCAGGCAAAAGCAGTTCAAGCCAGCGCACCAACGCACCAACCTGCAGCGCAAACGTGACGCTGACATAGGCAGGTACGACACGCCATGGCGCGCATGGTACGGAACAGCGCGATGGTCGGCTATACGTGAGGCGCAGCTGTCGGCGCATCCTTTGTGCGTCATGTGCCTTGACGATGACGTCGTCGAGGAAGCCAGAGTGTGTGACCACGTAACCCCGCATCGCGGAAGCGAAGAGTTGTTTTGGTCTGGCCCGTTCCAGTCGCTGTGCTTCTCATGTCACAACAGCAAGAAGCAGCGCGAAGAGCGCAGCGCCAGAATAGACATCAATGATATCAATGGCTTGCTTGATTGACTGGTGGGGGTACGTCGACTTTCTGCCGGCGTCGCCCACAAGACCGGCGGCGTAAGCGATTTTTCACATCCGCAAAATTCGAAATTCGGAGATGGCATCATGGCAAGGCCGAGGAAGCCGACGGCTGCCCTCGAACTGAAGGGCGCCTTCAAGAAGGATCCGCAGCGAAAAGGCGCCAGGGAAAATGAGCCAGTACCTGACGGCGCGATAGGAGAACCGCCGGAACGGTTGAGCGAAGACGAGGCCGCACTGTGGCTCGAACTCGCCGGTTACGGATTCTGGCTGACAAACGCTGACCGCCTCATGCTTGAGATTGCGGTCAAGTTGATGGTCCTGTTCAGGGGTAACGCGCTGGACGGAGGCGGAATTTCCAAACTGATAACGGCCTTGTCAAAGCTTGGTTTCAGCCCTTCGGACAGAAGCAAGGTTCAGGCGCCTGGCGCCAAGGAGCCGGAGGCCGACCCGTTCGCTGACTTCAAGTGAGAACATGATTATCGATGCAACGGAACACCCTCATGTGGCGGCCGGATACCAGTACGCGCTTGACGTGGTCTCTCGCAAGATTGATGCATGCGAGTACGTGCGGCAGGCGTGCCAGAGGCAACTTGATGATCTGAAGCGCGCAGAAGACGGCTGGCTTTACTATTTCGACCACCGTGCCGCCGAGTTGGTTTGCAAGTTCACATGTATGCTGCCGCACATTAAGGGGCCGCTGGCTGGGCAGAACCTGACGCTTGAGCCGTGGCAGGCATTCATCCTCACAACTGCATTCGGCTGGTTGCGTCACGACAACGGCAAGCGCCGATACCGGCGCGCTTACACCGAGGTTCCCCGCGGTAACGGCAAGACGACGCTGTCCGACGGGCCGGCGCTTTACTGCGGATTTGGTGAAAAGGAAGGCGGCGCGGAAATCTACTCTGCCGCCCGTACTCGCGACCAGGCGAAGGTTGCCTTTTCTGCCGCGCAGGCGATGCTTCGTCGCGCCACTGCGCTGCGTACAGCGCTTGGCATCGATGTTGAGGCGCATCGCATCATCCAGATGCGTTCGAATAGCTATTTCGAGGCTCTGTCGGCTGACGCTGATTCACTGGATGGCAAGAACGTCCATTTCGCGCTCATCGATGAGCTTCACGCTCACCGCGACCGCAGTGTGTACGATGCCATTGAAACGGGCGCCGGCAAGCGCAACCAGTCCATGGTTTGGGCGATCACCACAGCAGGCGCCGACAAGACCGGCATCTGCTACGAGCATCGCACATACACACTGAACATCCTGAAGGGCACCAAGCAGGACGACACCTATTTCGGTATCGTCTACAC